CTCGCAGTTCTGAATGTAAATTTGCTTGTGGTCGATGGTTGGATTGGCCCACTTTGAGCAGTCACATTTCCATTACCTAATTGTCCACCTACATTGTATCCCCAATTGTAAAATAATTTATTAGGAGATGCAGGTGTTCCACCAAGTCCTGACATTGACCACGTTCCACTATTACCTTGAATATAAAAATGACTAAAAGTTAAAGAGCCACCAGCTCTAGCCCAAGCAGAACGTGTAGTTGTGTCACCAGTGCCATGTTGTCCTTGAGGATTGTAACCAATACCATAAAGATGACCACTAGTGTTTAAATAAAATGCAGCAGCATACCTAGTTCCAGCAGTATAACCATCGTGATTTTCAACGCACCAAACATTGTCTTGATTAGTATCCGTCCAACTTGTTGTTGCCGCCCCTTGGTTAATTCCATTGTAATCTGCTCCAGTACGAAACAAAGTTCCATTGGTTGTAATCACATGTGCAGAATTATGACCTGCTGAAACAGATACTACGTTGCTAACACCAGTAGCAAGTTTTGGAAATGTTTGATTAGTTGTATTTCCATTCCCTAATTTACCATTACCATTGTAACCCCAAACAAACAATCTACCACTTGTATCGATGGCATAACAACTTGTATAAAAAGAATCACCATAATCTGTACAGTTTGAATAAACAAATCCAGCTATTTGAGTTGAAACACCACCATGAGTTGCATTAACTCCAAGTGTACTGACCTTAGTTAGTATATAACTATCTGTAGTTTTACCATTACCTAATTGACCATATGCGTTGTCACCAGCCGTAAATAAATCTCCATCTTTTGTCAAAAGCATTATGTTATTGTAGTGCAACCAAAATCTAACAAAATAATCACCATCTCTCATGCCACCATCTTGTTGAGAAATGTTTACTGTCGCAGATAAACTATGTCTGTTTGCATGAGTAGTTCCCATCCAAAAATCATCATCACCTTGAACTACAAGTTCGTGATTTTGATTTAAGTAAGCTGTCATTCTATAGCCATTTACAGTATGACCTCTAATACTGTCTTTAATTGCTCCACATGCTGGGGATGGTGTTCCACATTCAGGAATCCAACCTTGAGCATAGTTTGCCAACCAAGGATACTTACCATCAACACCATAAGTATTACTTGCACTTGGGCTTGTGGTTGTTTTGCCATAGTTTGACAATAAATGTTTATGACCACTATACCCACTCTCAGGAGAATAGGCGACAGTTGTACCAGTTGATTTTAAGACATGACCTGCAGCCCCAATGGGTTTGCGAATGTTTGAAGTGCCTTCAAAAGTAAGAATGTCACCTGATGTTGTAAGTGCAGTTGCTCCCTCACTCATTATATTCCAATGAGCTGAGTTTGAAGATGTTGGTGTTCCAGAAGCACTACCTGCCTTATTTGTAGCATTTACATAAATCCAAGAAGAACCAGCATAAGAAACGACATCATCTGCCTCGTAAGTAGTTCCCGTGGCAAAAGCACCCTTCCAAGTAAACTTAATTTTTCCTAAATCAATAGTTGCCATTTTTTAACCTCACATGTGATAAAGGGGGGTTAAAAGCCCCCCTTTGATTTAATCTTAGTCAACTACATAGTACATGACTAATGCGATTGTTCCTGTGCCAGCAGCACCACCCATTGTAACTGTTACATTATAAGAATTATCTTTTAATGCTTGGTCTAGGTCAACCATCTCAAACTTTCCAAGAGCAAGTGTATTTGCACAACTTACTTCTCCAGTCGCAGATGTTGTAGCAGCAGCAGCTTTAAATTGATCTGCATCTAAGGCAACTGCAGTTCCACCACTATTGGTGTAAATCGCATGTCCTACTGCTAGGGTTGTACTTGAGCCAAGAGCATCATGCGAAAGATTACCTTCAAGTATTCTAGCACCTTGAGGCAATCTAAACATATTGATTACATCCCCACTAGCTAAACTTGAAGCTTCATAAACTCCGTATGCAACTCTAATTCTACCACCAATTTCGTTTGCCCTCACTAAAGAGGATGGACTAGTTTGGTAGATGTTATTATAAGCCGTTGAATAAACTGTAGCCATTTTTTATATCCTCCTATTAAGCTGATTCATCACAAACGATTGATACGACCATATCTTCTTCCATTCTAGTTGCACCAAATGTAGCACAATAGAAAACTTGTGTAGAATAAGATTTGTCTGCTCTTTCGTCAATTCTTGCCATAGTGTCTTTCCCAACACCAAGTTTAATACCTGCCTCAGCCCATGCAAAGCATGTTCTATCGTTACTTGACTTAAACAAACGATTTGAAACATGGAACTTAAATCCCATAAAAGTATCAACTTCACCAGTTGTTAAAGCTCGAACCGTGTTGAAATCACTACTAGTTACTTGAGTTGTACCTAGTAAGCTCTCAATTTGGTCAGGGCTAACGCATATGTGTCTTGGAATTGATGGATCAACACTATTCAAATCCAATATTTTCTTGGCTTGGATAAGTTTAGCAATTGTTAAGTTTGCTGAACCAGCAGCTATTGATTGACCTGATGGAAGTGAAGTTGATGTAGCACCACTTGAACCAGTAAAGGCAGTTCCTGTAGCCGCAGATATAATTGCATCATCCATTGAACGACCAATTGCTGAAGCAGCAGCTTGAGCATAGGTTGATGTTGGATCAATTAACATCCTCACTTTATCGCTATCGTCAATAAGGTCACCCCATTCGTAAGTGTCTAAAGATACTTGTCTTCTTGAATGTGGTGTTTCTACTAAAGGTGTATCACTATGACGTGAACTACGTTTTACTGCAGCACTTGCACCCACTTGATCGAAAAATGCTTTCTCACCAGTCACACTCTCCTCAGAAACTGTGGAACGTAATATAGAACCTCGTTGTTGTGACAACAAAGCAACATTACTTGAGAACTGATTTACAAAGCTTGTAGTAATCTGAACTGACATTTTGCCATTCTCCATAAAATTAAAGTTAAAATTATATGGCTTACCTATATTTTCTTAAATACAGAACCCTTCGTTGACTTTATCCTTAGTCAAAGGGGGGCAATAATGCTTGTCCTACTTATTAAGTAGATATAGTTTCAGATAAAACGACCTTTTCTTTAGGTTTATGTTTTTCTTCATCCATAACCCACTTATATAATACTTCAGCCCTTTCTAATGGATTTTCTTGCACTTTTAGGCTTGAACTTTCCATACAAAGCTTTAATACTTCTAACCTTATATCAAGTATATGTTGTTTGTCCACTATTATATTCCATCCACAATTTGTTGGTATTTATAAGTTTCCTTAACATACCAATCATGCTCAGGATGTTTAGCATCCCAAATTGGTGAGTCTGGTCTTTTCATTTCCATAAGCTTTGCTTTTGCTTGGTCACTACTCATACCCCCAGACATTTTAGTGCCTTCAAGTTTGTCTTCACTAACTTTACTTTTAATAAAGCTACCAACATTACTTAATAATTTAATTATTTCAGGATGGTCACCAACACTCATGCCATTAGCTAACTTACTTTCTCTTAAATCTATGTTGCCAAACTCCATCATTACTGAATTAGCAATAGTTAAGTTATCATCATAACCCTTGCCCCATTCTTTTTGTAAACTAGAAATAGTTTCTTGCCTCATTTGTGCTACTTGTCTTTCATCAATACTTTCTAATGCTGGATTAGCACCCATTCCACTCTCAACATATTTATTCATTAGCATGTTAGCTTGTCTATTAGTCAAACCAGCTTCATGGAATATTTTTGACATACCACTTACAGTATCGTTGGGAACTTCAACATCTTCACCTACTTCAAATTTGTATTCTGATGGGTCGTCTGGTCTTCCAACTTTTTTATAGAACTCGCTGTATTCATCATCTGTTGCGTATTTTCCCAACAACGCAACCTTATCTGATCCGACCATTCTTTGGGAATGAACGAAACCCTTTGCGAGTGACGCAATGTCTTTGATTGATTGTAACGATGGAGCATTTTTAATTTCATCAGGTAAACTTTCTTTCCAATCTGATACCTCAACACTTTCTACTTGTGTTGCTTTTACGTTTGCCTCTTCAGTAACTTGTCCTACTTCTTGGGGGTTACTAGCTTCAGCTACTTCATTCATTTATGCTCTCCTCGTTTTGTTGACTTTGTTGTATATAAACTTTATTCATTTCATTTTGGTCTTTTAACATATGGTCTAAAAATAAAACGACTGCTCTTTGACCCTCGTTGTAAGCTATTTCATGTGGGTCTTGTGAAAAGGTTGTTGTATTAAAGTAAAACCTTCTTTTTAAATCTTCTAGTACACCTTCACCATCTTCGTTTTTAAAAACTCTAGCATACTTTAATTTCATTTCTTGTACTTCGTTTATGTCCATCATTCTTTAACTGCCTGTACCATTGGTGCTACGTTGCCCATATTTTCCATTGTTTGTGCTTCTTGTTGTTGCTCTTGCATAGCTTTCATTTGTTCTTCTCTTTGTTGTCTAACTTGTGCAACTTGTTCATCACTTTTAATTGCTACAGCAGGTATTGCTAATACTTTTATTAGATGTTTAACCATACCATCCATATCAATGTAATCCATTACACTTGGGTCTATTTGTGCTAAAGGTTGTGTTAATTCAACCATTCTCAATAAACTTTGAACATCTGTTGACCTTTGAGCCTTTGCCAAAGGACTTACATATTCAATATCAATATCGTTTTGTGTAAGAAACTCAGGTGCTGGGTCAAACATCTTATTTTTGGACATGATATTAAAACACCTAGTAATAAGAGGTTGTAATAATTCAGCTTGTAATCTTCCTAAAACAGGACCTAGTATTCTCATTTTTTCTTCAGTACGTTGTAACACTTCTGTTGCAGTCATTGCTGGACTTGATGCTAATATTAATTGGTCAACATAAAAAGCACTTTGTATAGCTTTTCTTCTTTGGTCTTCCATAGCTAAACCTAAAGGATTATTTGCACCAATATTTAATGGCTCTAATCTATCTCTTGTGCCACTTCTATAAAAGTTTAATCCACCTGGAACTGTTCTTATTGGCAACATAAAGCCATCATCAGGAACTAATAGTGGTGGGTCAACTTGTTTTTGAGCCGCTTTAATAGTTGTTTGGCTCATTGCACTTAACATTTGAATGTCTGGTAAACTAACCATAGCAACACTTCTACCATAACCAATTTCGTGAGAACTCTTTAAAAATCGTGGACACATATAAGGAAAATCATCAAATCCACTTTCTGAAAGTACAATTTCACTTTCTGCATCAAAGTAAATGGATGCAAATGGTTTATTTTCAGCATTAAATTTTGTTTTGTCGTATTCATCCCTAGAAAAAACTGCGTGGCAAACGTCAACAATCTCAAATGGGCTTTTTTCTGCCCTTTTAAGCATCTTTTCACTAACATTTTCCTTACCAAACCTATTAACACAAGCTCTAGCAGGCATTTTAAACTCACGATACACAGTATCAACTCTACCATGCTCATTTTCACTTAAATAACACTCGCTAATATGTCTAGTGCTAAATCTTAACATAAAATCATCATCTTCTTCAACAAACATTACCCCAGTTCCAAAAACTACTAGGTCGTGGTACAATTC